TCAGGCGTAGTATTCCAGCATCAATGCGTCGTAGCATACATCGTGCCTTGGATCGTGCTTCTTGACGATCAGTTTGTTGTTGAATGGCTTGATCAGATCAGAATATCCACGATGAGGTTTCGTGGCTAGACAATCAATGGCGGTGCGAACATCTCGCCACTGAGCATAGTGCGCGATAGGTTCTATGTTGAACCAACGACAGAGAGAATCAATTGCCATCTGATCAAGAGAGCCTCTCGCCCAGACAATCGTATCTTTGTCCATGCCATGGTCTTTCATGTATTTCTTGATGATTCCTACTCCATCTTCAACGCAGACATCTTGTCTTGATGGATTGAAAGCCAGTGCACGAATCTCACTGTTTTGCTCTTTCCACCAGTCTAGCGTTGCCTTAGATGCTGTTCTTCCTTCGTCTATCTGTTCGCTCACTTTGAATTTAACATAGAGAGTTTTCTCTAGCAGACTAGAATATACATCAGAAAGATCTTCTGTTGTATCTCTTTCTAGGTCACCCATATAGACAATAGCTGCCGACAAAATAACAGCAGAAGAGTCTATATCAAGAGTTTCTATGTCAAATACGAACATTGGTAGTTCCTCATTTCATATTGGTTGAATCGACTGGAGTCGAACCAGTGACCGCTCGATTATCGGTCGAGTGCTCTACCAACTGAGCTACGATTCAATATGTTGGTGGGACTGGATGGAATCGAACCATCACCAAGCGATTATGAGTCGCACGCTCGACCTTCGAGCTACAGTCCCTTTGGCGAAAAGAGAGGGATTTGAACCCTCGAACCGCTTTCGCGATTTCTCCCTTAGCAGGGGAGTGCCTTAGACCACTCAGCCATCTTTTCTGAATTTGTGGGGCGTGATGGACTCGAACCATCGACCAATTGGTTAAAAGCCAACTGCTCTACCACTGAGCTAACACCCCAATACTGGTGCCGTTTGTGTGACTCGAACACACGACCTGCTGATTACAAGTCAGCTGCACTACCAACTGTGCTAAAACGGCAAATTTGGCTGGCGAGGTAGGGATCGAACCTACGACATGGTGATTAACAGTCACCTGTTCTACCGACTGAACTACTCGCCAAAATTTGGCGCACCGAGAGAGGCTCGAACTCCCAACCTACGCCTTAGAAGGGCGTTGCTCTATCCAGTTGAGCTATCGGCGCAGAATTAAAGAGCCGTCCTTGGCTCGTGTGGATCAGCGGGTGAAAACGTCAGCGCCGAGAGCCATCATTGCGATCTGTACCATTTCACGGCTTGGCTTGCCAACTCGGTAGCGAGTCTTGCCAGCTTTGTCGGTGTTGGTATAGACGCAAATACCATCTTCGCGGAGGCGACGAACAGCACTAGGAACGTCTGCGATGCTGAACTTCTTGCGAATTGCAGCAGCAGTCATACTATCGCCAGTCTCAGCCAGATAGTTTGCCAGTTTCTCGGTTTTGCTTACTTTCTCTTGCTTTGCCATGGTAGTGGCTCCTCTTTGGTGGTTGAAAATCGTAATCACATTACAAGTCAATAATACTTTACCGTTTCGTAAAAGTAAAGCGTTTGTTTCACGTCCAGTCTTCGTTGTCTTCTAGGTCATATATGTCCTCTGAGTCTGGGATAATGTAATCGAAATCTGTTTCAACAAGTCCACGCTTGAGGTGAGTATGCATTCTGCCCTCGGCGCAGTATTGGCACGATCCGTGGTTGCGACAAGACTTGTCGTACACTCCACGAGTTCTATTTGCTTCTCGTTCTCGGTGATTGGTTCGGCTCATTTTCTGATCTCTCGGAATGTTCTGTGTTTTGTGCTGAACCGAAGAGGCTTGCTGAACTCGACGACCTCTTTGGTCCCGCTCTTGATGTATGCAACGACTTTGTCTTTGGCATCAGTCACAATATAAGTGTGACGCATTGCTTCTGACAGATCTTTGGTCGTCTCTTGCAAAATAATCATTCGGTCACCTGTTGAATCTCGGTTTCGTCCAGCGAGACATAATCTCGTTCTGCGCCGAACACTACAATAGGGTTGTCAAGTTTGACTTGATGTTTGACTCGACCGCCATACGCAACTCGCGATTCTTTGACAACGCCAGTCACGTGGTATTCTTGCATATATCTTCCGACGATACGCTTGCCTTCAAGAATCCAGTTCATGCCACGAATCTCACACGATTTTCCCAACCAGCGAACACCTCAACGTGGGTGCGAATCACACGGTTGGTTTCTTTCAGAACACCGTCCCACATTTCAACGATTGCTTTGACAGTGAAAAGATAATTCTCAACTTCGGTCACCACACCTTCGACGTAGCAGTTTTCGTTTCCACGGAAATCGTAGCAGCGCACAACTTGACCGACCTTGACATTATACATTTCCATACTATTCAACCTCACCGTTTTCTTTACCTTACGAGAAGAAGTATAACCCATCTGGGAGAGAAGTAAAGTTAATTTTTATACCGTTTTGGTATAAGGAACTGGAAGGATATAACTTTTCATTATATCCTTCCAGATCAATAACTTAGCGGTACTTTGGCACGCCGAGCGTTGCTTTCCGTGCCGCCTTGTCAAAATCGTTGACTTTCACAGGATTTCCGTGGGTTTCAAGGAACCGAACAGCGTGACGCCGAACAGTAGGACACTTGGTACCCAACGCAATAGCCTGCACCTTGATGATAATATCATCACGCATAGAAGGAGACCTCCGATTTGTGAAAGAACGGTTGCACCGAGGCAACGTTGAGAAGTATAGTCCAGGCGTATGGTGAAGTAAAGAAGTTTCTTATACCGAGTTGTTATATGGAAGGAATAGAACCGAACTTTTGGTTATAAGCGGTGTTTGGCGGGAAGGCTGGGCTAGACGAGAAAGCGCAAGCCTGAAAACGTGTAAGTTATTGATTAGTAAGGAAAAGGGTTCCTGAGTGAACTTTCAGGAACCCTAATAAAATCAATGACTTAGGATGAGGTAGGCGGCGAAGATCAAAGTTACTGCCCCTAGAGCGAAGCGGGAGAGGCTGAGTATAATAAACGGGGCGTTTATAGGTGTTTTCATTTTTGTCCCCTTTTTGTTTATTTTTGTGTTTCCATCCATTCTCTGATTTTCAATAATGATTCTTGGCTAGTTTTCCTTATAGTATTTTCGTTTGGATTAGTTTCTTCGTGCTCTATGGGTGCAGCGCAATCTCGAACTGGCGTTGATGAATTTTGTTCTTCGAATCTCTTCAACAGAGACTTTAGTTCTTCTGCCTCAAGATCAACTTCTTTCTCGAAAGAAATACAATCAAACCCAAGATCTTCCGACTTTTCTTTTCTTCTGGATTTTCCGAAAGCGTGATTCTGGCTGTATGGATTGTATCCTTCCAGACCCTTTATCGGTTTTTTGAAGTAGAATTGATTTGATAGGATTGATATACTTTTGTCTACTATCTTTGATATTTGTGAAGAATAATCTTGTGCTTCTGAATCTGTTTTGAACACAGAATACAACCAGACGTCTCTGTTTTTATCAACACCAAAAACAACGTGGACGGAATCCAGTTCAAGTTCTTTTTCTTTTTTGTTTTTGAAATATTTGTAGATGTCTGGAACAACTTTTACAGAAATAAGGACTGCTGCCGCACCAGCCACAGCCAAAAACCCATGCTTGGCATATAGGTCAACAACTTCTTCAAGAGCACTCATTTTCTATCCTTTCTTTTTTGTTAGCCTTACTGTCTCTTCTACTTCATCGTCGTCTTCGTAGTTTTCATCGATGACTTCTTCCAGGTCTCCTTGAATCTCATCAATTTTCTTGGTGAGTTTCGCGAATTCCTTAGATTTCTTTTGTTCGTTTTCGATGACAAACTTCTTGAGTTCTTCGATCTTCAACTCAAGCAAAGACAGATGCGCTGAATTAGATGCCTGTTCAGCCAACTTTTGAGTGTACTCTTGTGATAGTTTTTTCTTTTCTTCTTCGTGTTCTTTTATACTGTCGTATGTGATAGCTTTTCTGATGAAATCTCGAACAGACTTCGAGGAAATACCAAGAGCCGCACCAGCACCAGTTGCGATACTACTAACTGCTGTTATAACAATAGCAGCGTCGCCCGCCGGCATTGTGTATCCAAACAGATTTATAATCGCAGCGGCTTCTTGGCTCATTCAGTAGTAGCCTTTCCAACGATCTCTTTTTCGTAAAGCTCAAGTACAGTATCTATAGAAGCCCGCTGGACTTCTACACGATTAGACACAACCTGCATCATCTGCATCATACGAGAGAAATCGTTGTAATGCATCGTGACATAAGGCTCGCCGTTTCTGTTCTCGATTTTGAACTTCATGTTCTTATATTCAGAAAGATCAAGAGGAGCGTTTGACTTCTCGATGTTTGACTTCAGAACATTGAACGTCTGCAGTTTGATCTGCTTGATTTCTTCTTTTGCTGCTTCTGGAGTGTCTGGATTGGAAACAAAAGGCATTCCAGAACAACCAGTGACTAGAATAGCCGCTGACATAATAAGAGCAAATTTATTAGCCTTCATTTTTATCACCCGTTTCAGGAGCAGAAGCCTGGTTCAAGCAAGTAGAAGTTTTGCTTCCAGAAGCGGCTTCGATGCAATTTACAACATTAACAAACTCGGAACTGACTTCGCCTTCGAATTCTTCTGGTGTGCTTGAAGCAGCAATTTTACCACCAAGATTCTTGAGTTTCTTGTTGAGCCAGTTCACATCAAGGCGACGCTTTTCTGCCAGAACAGCAATCTTCTCGCTTTCCTGAGTGACGATCGTCAAACTTTCGCGAGCAGAAGCAAGTTCCTCTAGCGTCTTTTGCATTTCGATCGTTTTCTGATCGATGACGCCTTGCATCGTTTCCTTTTCTTTTTCTAGAGCATCGACTTGGTTGTAGAGATAGTATCCGTATCCACACAGACCAGCAACAGAAGCGAATACAGCCATATAGGCATAGAGTTTTATCTGGGCGAACATATCAAATATACCTTTTATCTTTTATTCTTTTTCTTACGTTGAGCAATAAACCCTTGATACTTTTCGATTGCTTAACCTTGACTGTCTTTTCTAATGGCTCTGGAGATCCTACGCTATTTTCTCCCCCAGAAACAACAACAGGAGCATCTTCTTTCAGAATCAATTCTTCGGCTTCTTTCAAAAATTCGTTTAGAGTCTTCATAGCTTTCTAATCTCTTCCATAACATCTCTGTCAATGGAATCTTTCAGATGAATTGGTAAACGCCCTGCATATTCTAGAACAGCATACAACAAAGGCTTGTATTCCTGTGGACACTTTCGAATCAAGAATCCAATAGAAACTGACCCGAAAGTATTTTCTAGAATAATAAAATTATTTAGGACGTATCGGAGATTGAGCACACCTTTTTTGTTGTATGCTCTGAGGAGGCGATAGATTTCTTCGAACTTGTCGACGTCTTCTTGGAATTCGGAAGGACACACGACAGAGGAAGTATTTTGCTCGTATAGATCTAGTAGAAAATCTACTTCTTGTCGTGTGAACATAATATATCAAGAAACCCCTTGGGCTGCGGCGTATTGTCTTGTATCTATACCGTCACCATTTTTACCGACAACAACAGGAGTCTTTCCAGTGGCTTTCACATCAGGAGAAATCATATTGGAAGAGTCATCTTGCTTTGGAGCCATTCCAGCTTCTAGAATTTGAGTGACTTTCTCTAGGAACAAATTGTTCATGTATTCAAGAGACTCTTCTACACTACCATGTTTAGCATCCCCACGATTCTCAAGCGCATTTCCAATTTTTGTTGGAGCAGCTTTCTTTGCTCCTATCCTCTTCAGAGCATCTCGGAGTTCCTTCTCTCTTTGTTTTCTTGCAGCGTCGTGAATCCTATCGGAGACTTTTGTTGCTGGGATTCTCTCTTCATCTTCCATTTCGTGTATGTTCATGCAATATTCCTTACATGAGGTACGTTGGTTTTGTCTTTTTCTTTGCCAGATTCTGCGTTTTCCTGACCAACTGGCTTGTGCTTGATTCCCAAATCAGAAGCAACTCTGTTATGTATTTCTGCTGCTTGCCCCAGCGCTTTGTTGGATTCCTGGTGGTCTCCTTTCGAAGCCATGTGAGTCGCAAGTTTGTGCAGAACTGTTGCTCTATGGAGTTCATGAACAGAAGCTTCTTTTACTTTAGGATGGATATCTTTTCTGTTCTTTATGATATCCATAGTTTTTTGTATATGTTCCACAAATTCCACCAAATGTTGTTCTTGGCTTTCGTTTAGGAAACTGGAAAAGTACTCTTCGCATTCTTGGAGTTTTTCTTCTATAGTCTTTTCTTTATGTTTCCTGGCTGCTCTAGCCAGACTTGATTTTAGTCTGGCTGCAATTTCTCCTGGATGCATCATCAGGTGCATGGAGAGTTTTGTTATTTTATCTGAAATTACGTTGTGAAGAGCTTCTTGCATCAAGAGGTTCTCGATAAGATTATCACGACGTTCGTCATTCATTGATTCTACGCTTACAGTTTTCGCAACAGTGCGATTTTTCATACCTTCAAATGCTCCAGTGTATGGGTCAATCGGCGCAACGGAATGTGTTGTTCGAGTGGTGCCCTTTGTTCTTATCTTAGTCGGGGTTTTTAGATCAACTCCAACTTCCTGGTTCGATTCACCAATTACATGTAATCTATGCCAACGAACCAATCTTTCTCTCATATCTCCGTCGTTGGATACCAGACCATGTGGATCAGATGCTGGGGATGGGTAAGGCTTGGAGATTTTGTTGGCAAGCCTTTCTTCCAGATATTGTTTCATTGGTTTCCTCTCGTAGGACTCTAATTTCAAATTTTTGTTTTCTCTACCTTGCTGGAATGCTTGGGAGAGTTTTGCTCTATGATCAGCAATCTTGTGTTCGTCGAAGCCTCTTGCTCTCAATCCTGCAGCAATTCCACCACCCTCGGAATCTCCATCGAAGACTTTATCGAAATCCATCGTTGAGTGCTTACCCATCAAATAGGCAACACCTGCAGAATGTTTGATATGTTTTGTATCTTTATCTTCTATTCCTGGGAATAATGTCCGAGCAACTGTTTCTGGGTTTCTCTGGTAATTGGCTTGAGCGTGCGCAATCTTTTCTTCTGCCGTTGCTTTCTTTGGGGGTTCTGGAGTGCTTCTATCGCCAAGTCCATACATGCTGAACTTGTATCTGTCTCCACCAGCGCCGTTCAATAGAAGTTTATGGACAACTCCCTTGAAACCATTTTTCAAATCTTCCTCAGAATGCGAAGTCGGGAACATCGAATCTTCTGTTGGCTCTTGTCCAAGCCCGACTGTCTTGTTGAAATCGAACTGGTGCATTCTTCCATTGTCGTGTTGAGCCAAGACATGAATTTCATTGCCTTTGGCTTCGTGACCAAGAATAGTATATGGACCAATCTTCTTGCCTTGATTTTTCAGGCGTTCTGCTGTCTGTCGAAACATATCACCATGTTCTGGTCTGATTGCCAAATCAATATCCCCTACCTGGGCAGGATTGATTCCGTCGCTTTTGGATCTTATGAATTGATCAGAAGAGACACCAGAAGCCCCCATCATGGAAGCGGATGATCCACTATAGACAGTGTCTTTGTTTTTCTTTCCAGGAGAACCAAGACCGCTTGCGTTTTCACCAAACAAGTCTTCTCCGTGTTCTCCTTTGAACTCTTGATGCAACCCAGTCAAGAATTGATGGATGGAATCTTGTGCGCCACCTGGGCTGGAAATGTTATCTGCTGTCAGTTGCAAGGAATGGGCAGAAAGATATGGCTTGCCTTTTTTATCAAGGCTAGGCTTGTTGACGGAAGATATTGCGTTGTAAAACGATACATTACCGCCTTCTGAAAGAATTATTTTCTTCATCATTTCTTTCGTTTCCAATTTGCCAATTTATCCATGATAGAACCTAGATGTTTTCCACTATATCCAAGCAACTTACCAGCCAATTCCGAATCCCCTTCCGAAGCTGCCGCTCGTAGATTCGTTCCGCTTGTTTCGACTTGTTGTCCGTTGTGCTCTACTTTCATTCGAGGATTTGAAGTAGAATGAACTTCTGCGTCTTCTATTTCTGTTCCTGGTTGCTTGAATTCTGGTATAGTTCTCGCGACCATTTTGTTTGCATAATTTTGCATGGTCTCGTGACCGTCTTGTCCTGTAACAATATGTAGTCTTATACTTCTTCCAGGATTTTGTTCTCTTGCTTGCATGACAGCTTCCGAACAAATGTCTCCACCCTGCCCTGTAGCTGTATTTAATCTATATTTCCCATGACCAAAAATCCTATCTGCGTGAGTCGAAGCCACATCGTCCATTTCTTCTCTCGAGAAAGGGTCTTCTTTTTTCTTGACTCCGACATAGACAGAACAATTTTCTTCTCCAAATTGATCTCTCAAGTTCTTTGCAGTTTCCATGAGATCTCGAGCGTGACCAATGTGGTGGATTCCGCTTCCTGGGGCTTGAACAACCACAACACGATGAGTTGGGGGGTTCCCTTGTGATTCTTCTTGTAGTTTTCTAAAAGCTGCAAACTTGATCATTTCTTTTTCGCTGCCTTTTGTGTTGCTTTCTGGGCTTGTTCTTGTTGCCTGATAGAAGCGAATCTTGGGCTGAGAATCTTGATTTTTGGCTCACCGTGAACAACAACACCTTCTGGCTCACGAGACTCTCCATTTGGACCAGACTTATTCGAGTTCCACTTAGACTGAGAAAGAATGTCAGACAGATGGGCTGTTGCTTTTTGTTTGACTTGACGGGCAATATTTGCGTACGCATCCCAAGCCTTTTGTCTAGACTGAATGTGTCCTGCATCTTTCTTGTCTGCTGGTTGGTCTAGAAGATCAGAAACACTCATATTATTGATTGGATGTTTAGGATCTGGATGAGCGAATTCTGTATCACCAGTTCTAGCATACAACAATTTGTTGAGAGCCTTGCTTTCTTCGGAAACATCCATGCTTCTGGAATTGTGGTGAATCACATCATCGTCTGTTCCGAAGTCATCAGTCCTCATTGCTTTCTTGAGTTCTTCTGGATCATGGTCAGGATTCATTGCAGTGTGTACAACGAACATTCCCTTCTTGCCTTGGATCCTGTCGTTCGAATATGGAGTGACGACACTCATTGATTCGTTCGGGTGCAGATTCTTTGTTTCGTGTGTAGAAGGATCTTCTGGGTCGTAATCATTGACTGTTTTTGCATCTTCTTTGCGGAACAATTCGCCAGAAACAACCACATGACCACCACTTTCTTTTGATTTCTTTTTCATGTAGCTGGTGAATTTTGGATTGTTCTGCAATGACTCTAGATGATCAGCAATCCCTGCAGCAATTCGACGCTTTCTTTGAGCCAGAGGATGATCGCCATCGTATCCACCTGGAATATCTTTCGTTTTTGGATTCTTGTTGAATGCTTGGCGACAATGGTCTTCGATGGCTTGTCTTGAATCTAGATGTCTGTCGTATCCAGTAACAGAGTTCCTGAGGCTGATAGAACCCCTTTCTGGATCATAAACAACTTTGTGTGGTTGCCCGTCAGTTTTCTCTGTGACATGAGAAAAATCCATCGAACCAGAAGAAGTCATGTTTTGGAGTTCTTTTGGTGTGAGAGAGTATTTCTCTGGGTCTTCTGCATGATCGTTGAGGATTTCTGCGATGCCCTGCCTTTTTAGCTTTGGAGCAGCCTCCTCGGCTTCTCTAATTAAAAATTGCTTGAAAGTAAGCATTATACTTTGAATCCTGATAGCTTTGAAGGTTTATTACTCATCGTATTTATTTTAGTTATATTCGATGATGGAATTTCTGGTTCTTCTGTTGCAACGACAGGCATTGTGTCAAGATCGTGCAACGTCATCTTCTGGCGATTCATTCCAATAACAAAACTGGAAGGAAGTTTTCCACCATACCTGTTCTTGAGGATCTTCACCCGCATCTGCGAAAGCTTTTCTAGTTCCTCTGTGACAATCAATCCAAACATCGAATCAGCAGTCATCGAAACGCCGTGTGATTCTGAAACTTCGGTCAATTCGAAATCTGATGCAGTTTGCCCCGCTCTGTTTGTTTGTGTTGCTGTGACGAGCATAAGATTTTTCTCGACAGCCAATCCACGAAGTTCTTCTGCAACATTCTTCATCGTAGAATATGTGTTAGATGCATCTCGGATTCTGTACGAACCAACAAGATTCAAATAATCAAGAACAATAACATCTGGAACGAAATCTTTTTTGGTTTTCAGTTCATCTAACAAAAATCGAATATTATTCGCGTTGATAGATCCAGTCGGATATTCCTTGATGATAAGTTTTCCGTGAGTTTTTTGCTTGAGTTTATTCAGTTTATTCCCGAACGTATCTTTTGGATATTTCTTCAAGTCGTCCATTGTAACATCAAACAGAGCAGCGTCAATACGCTCTGCAATACGAATCTCTGACATCTCAAGGGTGATATAAAGAACATTCAACCCTTGCATCAAATAGAACGAAGAAAAGTATGTCATCAGATGACTCTTTCCTGCGTTCGTTCCAGCAACAAACACATTGAGAGTCTTGCGAGGAAATCCACCACCAGTGACTTTGTTCAGCATTGTCAGAGGAGATGCAATTCTCTGTTCTTTGTTGTGATACACTTCGAATCGCTGTTCGAAATTCTCCAAGTAGTCGTGACCGATTTCTGTGTCGAAATTCACTGCAAGTGCTTTCTGAAGAATCTCTGGAATTGCATCACGTGTGAGTTTCTTGTTCGATCCGTCGATGACTTCGATAGATTTCATAATCGCAAGATAAACCGAGCGATCAAGACAATATTTCTCTGTCTTTTCGACGAGCCAGTCAAAAGAAAGTTTATGAACCGACTCAGCCGCTTTTTCTGATGTGATCTTGGAGGCGAGGTCAGAAGTTTCCTGGAATGTTTTTTCGCTCAGTCCAGTTGTGTTTGAGAGTTCGATGTCAATCGCATCGAACGAAGGAACTTTGCCGTAGTCGTTCTGATATTTCTGGATGATCTTGAAGAGAGTCTTGTTCGTGTCAGACTCGAAATATTCTGGTTTGATGTGTGGAATTGTTTTGCGATTGAATTCTTGCGAATGGAGGAGGGCAGTCAGGATGATGGATTCTGTCTGGTCTGACATAGAATAGTCTCAATAGATGAAAGAAAGGTGCAACATATTGTTGCACCTATTATGCCTAGTTCTAACTAAAGAGTAAACCATTATTATGTTCCATCGAATCTATCAATATAGAATTAACGACAGAACAGACAACTTCTTCGAAGACATCAGGATTCTTTTCTACTTTGGCAAGAGAAGCTTCTGTAGTTATTCCTTCCAAATCAACGATGTCGTAGTCAAATTGAAAAACTGCATTTTCTTCTGCTTCAACAAATCTCATGTCAAATAGATTGAATGCAACGTCTTCGAATTCTCCTTCTGTAATAAAGATTATGATCTTTCTATCTTTTGGTGCGTCTTTATTCACCACATAGTTGTAATCTGGACAACTAGGAAGCGCACCTTGATTTATAGGCATGTTATTCGTCCTCCGCTTCTTGATCCTCTGCCATCATCTTGACCATCCCAAGCTTATACTTGTTTTGAATGAATGATGCAAATTTCTCGGACTCCATCACTTTATCGAGGATCTGTTGTGTGTCAGCTTGGCGAACTTTCTTGCCAATCAACTCACCAGTTTCTTCATCTACAAGCTGATACCAACCCATGTTTGGTTTGACAACCATCCCAGATTCAACTGCAAGGTCTAGCATTCCAGAGTATTTGTCGATACCGCCTTCGAACGTAACAGTGAGAGGAATCTTGGCTTTCTCTCGAACGAACCGAGACTTCTCGACGTTGATTGTGAAATTATATCCATCGAGTTCGGTTCCAGATTTCTCTTGAGCACGAGAGATAATGAACGCAGTGTTGGCAGAGTACATGATGCCTGTGCCACCAGAAATGACTTGCTTGGCATAAAGTTCCATCGTGGAATAGGTGTGCGCCACAACCAAGCAAGGAAGATCCTTCATCGTCAGGTGAGGAGTGATGATTCGGAACAACGACTTCATCTGTTTGGCGCGAGTCATATCTGCAGCCGATTTCTCTTCAAGAGCATCTTCTACTTCTTTCTTGGAAGCCAAGTTTCCAACCGAGTCAATGAAAATAATTACATGATCTCCACGCTCAATTTCTTCTAGGCGTTTTGCGATGTCAAACTTGAGCATCTCAATGTGTTCGATTGGAATGTGAATGACACGCTCTGTGTCAATGCCGTGAGACGCAATGTAGTCCTGGCTGATGCCAAATTCTGAATCATAGAACAAACAAACAGCATCTGGATATTTGTTGAAGTATGCACGAACTCCAATCAAACCTAAATTACTTTTGAAATGTTTCGAAGGTCCAGCCAGAACAGTCAATCCAGGAGTGATTCCGCCGTCAATTGCACCAGAGAATGCAATGTTCAGACAAGGAACGTCAGTTGGGATTTGATCTTTTGCAGCGAAGAATTTAGATTCCGAGAGGGTTGACGCCATTTTAACTGCGCCAGCTTTGAGAAGTTTATCCATTAAGGACATAGATGATCTCCAAGTTGTAGTTACAGGTGTTTGCTGTTTTGTTTAGCGTCTGGAGCAACCACGACGATCTAGAAGGGTAGTTTGTACCCAGTAGAGATTAGTATATATTGGAGGACAATAAAGGTCAATAGAGTTATCATAGCGAAATTGTGTTTCTTGATTCCCTCGACTTCTTTGTATAGATCTTTTTGTAGGAGAAGTTGTTTCTGTTGGATCTCTTGTAGACCTTTAAGAAGTTCTACTATTTCTCTGTTGGTTTCTGGGAGAGTATTAAATCTAGCGACCCATGCTGGTTCATGTCCGAGAATCAATCTAAGAAAATCGTCTGCACTTTTCATTTCTGGGACGAACATCCCAAACACACTCTTGAAAAAAGACCAGAGATTACTCCCTTCGAGACCTTTGGTTATATCAAAAATAAGATCCCCGTCACCTTCAATTTTTATGTCTCTGTTGTAAGCACTTATTTTCTCAAGACCAAATACAACATACACAAGAGTTCGAAGCTTCATCCTGCATCTGACTGCTTCGTCACCTTCATACTCCGATGTTATTAGAAGATCGTGGTCTCGAATTACGAGGTAGAATATTGAATATGGATCTGTGGTCTTGATCCGTATTGCTTTGCCTTTGTGTTTCTCAAGACGAGAAAATAAAGCGTGGTCTGAGTTTAGAGCAAAGTTTGCCAGCTTTTCATAGACTGACCTAAGATTTGGTAACATAGCAATAATCCCTTTTTCATCATAATAATTTCACTCGCCTAAGAAGTCTTCTAACGAAACACTTCTGTCATGCTTCCATCCAATTGCATCCGTTACACGTTTCACCGCATCGAGATAGGTCTTTTCGAATTGGGCGTCGTAGTCCACATACTTATTCAGCTTGAATTCCTCTGGCAGCACCGAAGGGAATGCAATAGCGTCGTTGTGTGTAGGATTTGGCATCTTCAATTTGACGACTTTCACTTTCTCGCCGTCACGAATACTCTCGTATTTATTAGAGACCTGAAATTTGTCTAGCATCTTGTTAAACGTGATCGAAGCCTTCACATGGGCGGGTGCTCCAGAAATCCACTTTCCTGCACTGTCAAGATACTTGCCCATATCCTGAACGCCAGTTGGCATTCCGATGTCGTACAGTGGAAGTTTCCTGAACTCGGTCTGGGTGTACTCTACTTTGTTAATTACAGCTTCTTCGCCTCCAGTGAAAATTGTCTCAAATGTTTCTTTGAGTGCTTTGCGACAGAACTCTGGTGTAGTCGATCGAACCGCCTCCAGACCAACTATTTTCGTCTTAGGAGTTGCGTAACGAACTCCCTCTGAGTCATGTACCCGCATGATGTATCGCTTCTTAGCAACGAATACAGCCTGTCCTATTGCCTCTCGTTTCATATCAAGATGATTCTCAAACGCATTCATCTTGGAACAAATGTCATCAATGGCAATCTTTATCTGGTCTTGGAACTTAGTCTCACAAACTTTTGATAGAGCATCAACGACTTCATTCTCTGGTCTATTCTTGAGGAACGTAGAAACAAAATCAGAAAAGTTGATGTATGCAGAATCAGTATCATTGGCTACCACATAGTCTTTTTGCACAGTATTCTTGAGGATAGAATTCATGTACCTGTTAATCTGGTTGGAGATTCCCTGGATGACTGCTTGCCCTGTGATTGTGATGGCAGTCGCTTCTCCGTAGCAGTAATGTCGGAAAAACTTTGAACCAACAGCACCATAAGCAGAGTTCAGAATGATCTTAAGAGCGTTTTGTTTGGCGTCGAACCGCTGGGCTTCGACTTTGTCATTCGGGTCTTTGGATGTCTCGTAGGAGTTTTCAAATCCAAGCATCTTCTTCTTTGCTGCTTTCCGTTCGTTGAAGAACAATCCCATCAAATCAGCAAGGAACGACTTTGTGTCACGTCTGTAAAGAGTGCCGTTCGCACACATCGCAAGATTCTTCTCTTTGAGAATCGGAGTCAGAACATCAAAGATTTCTGGCGAGTTCAGAAACACATCTGCGTTCATCTCATTCAGATTCGGAAGGAAACTCAGCGCAGTCAACCCTTCTTGTTCAGACACATCTACATCGGGAGAAATGTTGAACGAACGAATGATAGAAGGATACAGACTGGTCAAGTCGAAGCTGACAACCCAGTCAAACTTCCCTCGAATCGGATCCTTAACAAATGCACCTTCGTATCCATCAGAGTCAACCGAATCTGTGTATGCAGGAATGACTGTTTTTCTATTCTTCAACAAGTACGTCGAGATGAGAACGTCCCACAGACGAATGTTTTCAAAGACGTCGTCGTAGTTTGTTTTACACAGATATGCAATAACAGTCGCAAGGGAAATATATCCCAGTTTTGCTTCCAGACGCTGAACAAGAGCAACGTCGTGGATGTTGTACACGATGAACTTCTTGTAGTCCTCGTTGTACAAATTATGCAGTGATCCGAACTCAGAATAATCGACTTTGTTCTCACCAAGCTCAACGTATGCGACATAATCCAATTTATAAGATTCAAGCATTTTGAGTCGGAACTTCTTGTATAAAGGAATATAGTCGAGAGAGCAAATACCGATGATCTCGACCTTTGTCACTGTTCTGTTGTTCTCTTTCTCCTGTCGCTTGTTGACAATGCCCCAAGGAGAAAGCGATTTGTATTCTTCTTCGCCAAGAATTCGCTCGATTCTGTTCACGATGTATGGCAAGTCGAAGAAATCGATGTTCCATCCCGTCACAACATCTGGATCAATCTTCTTCCAGAGTTTGATGAAATTCTTGAGTAGAGTGTATTCGTCTTTGCAGTAATAATATGTGTTGTTCTCTACTTCTGGATCTATGTCTTGAAGACCAAGCGTGTGAGTCTTTCCGTTGAACCCAATAGTGATTGCATTGATCTCATGATTGGCAGTCTCAATGTTTGGGAAGCCTTTGTCACCACCAGAAGCAGTCTCGATGTCAATATAGACGATATTGATGAACTTAGGATCAAACTGGATCCCAAGCGACTCGGTAGAAGGATACAGTTCCTCTATGGCAGAATATGCCCAGCGTGGATTACCGCATACTTGATAGTTCGGAGTGTCTTTGTATTGCGCGATGAATTCTTTTGCGTCTTTGACTGTCTCGAACTCAACGGGAGCAAGAGGTTGCCCTTGAATGGTTTTGAACTCTCCTTCTTCTGCTGGAACATAGAGAGTCGGAGAGAACTTGTGCTTGAACTTTGACTTGCAGCCGTTGCGAACTTCACGGACAAGAGTAGAATTTCCGTACTGATAAAAATTTGTATAGAATTGCATTGATGATTC